TTGGTGTCAAACTCTACCTTACAATCATTTAGGAAAGAAACAACGGAGGGGCTGCTGAGTAGATTTCTACCTTCTAAAGTGTGATCTGCCCATACAGGCATCTTTTCACTTGCGTATTTACCATCTCTCAGTTCACAGAAACCACTGAACGCCCACTTACACTCAGGATCCTGATACTGCTCATAGATCTTTTCAAGAGCAGTGTCCTCTACAAATACATCATCAGAGAACATAACTTTGACAATTCTACCTTCACAGTTATCAAGAGCAATGTTTATGTTTTCACAAGGGACACTACCTTCATATTTGACATAGGTGAATTCAAAGTCATCAGAGTATTCTTTACATACATCAAAGATATTATCATTCTTACTTTGATCAGAAACAACGATATCAATATCCTGAAAAGTCTGACTCTTAATTGAATCAAAGAGTTCTCTCAACCACTTAGGGCCATTCTCACCACGATCATGGCACGGGATAGCAATACTAATTTGCGACATCTAGATACTCCCATTCCTTCTGGTAAATGTCTGTAGGATCCTCTCCATCAGGTCCAAACCATAGTTTAGGACCAATGACTTGGTTGTGTTCTGCCAACCATGCTCCCCACCAAGAGAAGGTAGAGTTAGCAATGATGCAGTAATTGCACATAGACATCAGACACATGTCATGTACATTGTCGCTTTCAGAGATAAAGAATCTATCAGACTCAAAGAACTCATGACCGAAAGCCCACATGGGATCATCAGTAAAAACGAAGACAGGAATATCCTCAGGTAGTTTAGACAGTGCTTCTTCGTAGTAACTGATAGGGAGCACGGGATGATATGTTGGTTTGATTAGATGATCTGTACGACGAACATGTAAAGAGATTGCTTCTGTATGTCCTTCATCAGTAACAATCTCTTTCCAGATCTCATCACACAGTTTCTTTACATCATCGCAAAACTCAAAGTCTTTACGAATCTCCTCTTCAGCATTTTTAAAATACTTTTCAGATTGAAAGTAACCATACAGATTTGTATCATCAGGACATGTCTTTACAAGAGCGTCATTATATCTAAAAGTTTCTTCTTGAGTATAACCTGCATCCAACAATCCGATATTCTTAGCACCTGACATCTTGAATGCCATGAAAAGTTTATGCTGTTCTTCTTCGTCAGTAAACTCATCATCAGTTCTAGGCCCATCAGGAATAGTAAAGTCATATCCTCTTGCCTTTGCTATGCCTCTCAGAGCAGCGTACTGAAACATCTGGTTGCCAAAGCGACCATTCTTTCCAATGTGATTATGTCCGATCATGATAATTCAATTCCTGGGGGCAAGCGATAATGAAAACCAAATGGGGTGATACCCTCTGCTTCAGGCACTCTGGTTTCCTGGGAGAACCTGACGGCAACATCTACGGGAGCATACTGACATCCCTCAAATTGGAAGATGTGGCGATTATGAACACAGACGTTTCCATCCTCATGATAGTTTACCACACCTTCAGGCATCCAGTAAAAGTCACTGTTGTTTGTCTCCCAAGGAACTTCTACTTTAGTAGGAACCTCAAGGAATTTTTTACTCCTCAAAGAAAATCCACCATTACCTACACGCCAGTGCCTACCAAAGGGATCAATGTATGCATCTTCTTTATACTCCCAAGGAGCACCAATGTAATCATACTTCAACCATTCATCATCCCACTTATCTGGGAACAATACAAAGCCATCTGGTTGAACTAGAAGGCAATGTGATGTATCAATGTGATTATGAAGATCATACACAACATAATGGTTGTAATCATTATAGTTTTTGATCTCAGTTACTGGTTCTTCTAGAGTGATACCTTCAGATTCAAGAGAACGATTCTTTTTGATCTGTTCTTCGGTAGTGATAATTTTAACCTTACCAAAGTTAATTCCACTCATACTGGTATAGACACCATTCAGAGTTCCAGAGAGGTCATCTGTGGTGTCTATAGAAACTAGAGTTACATCAGGCAGATTTTGCATAGTAATCATGAGCAAACTGTTTGCAAGATTCACTTTGATAGAGATATCCGTCTCTATCTAACCACAACCATCGTTCATCATCAACGATACTATCTTTCATTCTCCACCAACCATTAGAGCGTGGCCAATCAAACCAATACATTGGTGCAATCACATTGTTTAGTTGATTGTTAGTCCAGATAGGCCAGAAAGCAAACGTAGATGCAGAAATGATAGCATACTTGGCATTGTTTAGGATACTATAATCCATCGAAACAGGACCACCAGGATACTTATACCAAGAAATACTTTTCTGATATTGATCCTTCTCTTCTGATACTGCAGATCCAACAATGGGAACACCAGGAATCATTTTGTTTGCTGTTCCAGGATCATCAGTAACAATCACAAACTGAATGTTAGGATTGTTCTCACGCATCCTCTCCATGGCATTGTGATAATACTGAGGAGGTAGCATTGAGTGACCTGTGGTGTAGTCTCCACCACGGAGTTGAATCACACAGATATCATCAGAAGAATAATCAGTAATATTATACTTCTCGTCATAGGTCAACCAACTACAGATCTTATCTCTGTACGGTTCAATATAACTCATTCTCTGGAATGTACCATTGATATAAGTTCTATCTTCTAAGTTCCAGAAATTCTTATCCTCAGCTCCAATCTCACCAGGAGCTGTTGCATGATGAATCCACTCCTCTTTGTAGTAATGATCGAAGTCTTCATTGGGCGAAAAGTCATCATCTTGTTCTACATTAAGACTGACTTCTTTTCCCCAGTCTATATTTAAGAACGGACCTCTCCAACCAGGATGACTCACACCCCACTCATATCCTTTGTTCTCTGCAAAAACTCTACAAGACACATAACGCCAGATCTGATTACCAAGGCCAGCATGTTCATGAATACTTGCTGCTAGCATCTCACTCTCCCTTTTTAATATAAACTACTATTTGACTACTATACTCCCTCTCAATTCTTTCACTGTCATCAACAAAGAAAGTATCATCAAGAGTGCCGATTGTAGTAGTATGATCATCCCAACGGTGTGGAAGATCTGGATTTCTAACCAGATATGTGTATCTTGCCTTTTCAACAATATTAGAAAAATATCCTAGTTGAGTTTCTCGATTACATTCACTAAGAGAGTTAATTCCAATTGCAAGATCCAAATCACCAAATGATTTATCATTTACTTCTGTGCAGGGAAGAGTCTTCACCTTTCCCTTTAATTGAGGAAACTGTGCAACATACTTATCAATAAGCTTACAGACATTAGGAAGATCAATCAAAGTATAAGAATCAAAATCAATAAAGTTAGAAAGAATCAAACAGAGCCCACCATATCCCCCACCAACTTCTACGATGTTTTTAATTGAATCTAAATTACCACCAGTAGTTTCAATAAATTGTTTGATCTCCAGAGTATTAAAAGCAAACTTTAAGGTGCTTCCAGAAAACTCACCAATTTCTGTATCTTCATAGAGGTCAGGATCACCTACACTATCATTAATTCTAAACTTCTCAAGATTACTAAAAAATAATTCACTATTTTTCAGTTCTTTAATATGCTCTAAGTAAGTATCAAAGAGAATTTTAGGTCCACCCTCAAGAATTGGACGATACTCTTTAATTTTTTTGAACCGTTTAAACATCTTATCATTATTAGCAATCTCAAGACAAACATCATCGTAATTTGTAATGAGTTCTGGTACAATAGTCCAACCAAATTTTTCTGTCATGATAGTCATCTCCTATGGTATTTGTTACTGTATTTTTTTCTAAGGATTGTAAGTCCATTGTTCCAGGGAAGTGTTGACCATTCCCAGAATTGTGGATTGAGTTCTGCTACCGCACGATAGGGTCCACCACCATCCCACTGAGGACCACCATGAGCCATGTCACAATGATAGAAGGGTTCAGTGTTTCCATACATCAAATCATGAAGAAGAATGATGCTACTAGGACCAACCAATTCATCTAGCAACTCAAGTTGCCGTTTTACGTGAGGATAAGAGTGCCAGTCATCAACAAAGATGACATCGATTTTATGGTCTTTAGGCCAATCCTCTAGGAACTTAATGCTGTCACTTTGAACAAACTCATAGTGTTTGATATCATCAAACCCATTCACCACTGGAGTATACTCAGATGGTTGATTGAGATCTACAGACCACAACTTACCACCATTTGCCTTTGCTGCATTGTACAAAGGTTCTGAAGTATGACCTTCTCTTACACCCAGTTCAACATAAGTCTTTCCTCTGGAGGCAAGTGCCATCGCATAGATTGAAATGAGATGGCGATCA